GGCCGCCTTGCGTCGATGGTCGCTGGCGTCTTCGGCTTTGACGTCGGCGAGAAGCTTCAAGACTGGTTCATCGGTACGGACGGTATCAACGTCTACGACCGCCCGTTCGACTGGAACGCGCAGGTCTGGGCGTACCCGCCCATCAATAGCCGCCTGCTCTGCCTTGTGGACAGCGCGCAGACAATCTACATGCCGGTGAACCCAAGCCCCGGCAGCCGAATTTCGGTGGTCGCCATCTCCACCGACTTTACCGTTGACGCAATAACGCTAGACGGTAACGGGCATCTTGTTGATGGTAGTTCCACGTTCGTATGCGATGGGGATGACGACACCACTGCCTATAACTTCTGGTACAATGATGCGACAGGTGATTGGCAGCGGTACGAGACCATCGATGCGGCAGGGGACGAGATGCCCTTCCCCATTGAGTTTGACGACTACTTCATAACGACGCTGGCCGCACGCATCAACCCGCGCTACGGCAGGGCTTTATCGGATGAGACGAAGCTGGCTCTAGGCCGGGCGGAAACAATGCTGCGGGCGCGGTATGCGCAGCGCGTTGTCACGGCGGCTGATCCGGCCGTTCTTGCCATGAGTTCGCAGGTTTACAACAGTCAGTTCTACCCTTGGGCCGGGCGCGGCCGTAACGGATGGATGTTCTAAATGGTTGACATTCCACTTGCCAGAAGTGACTACTTTCGCAGCATAGCGAAGGAAGCGCGTCTGCGGATGCGCAACCGCTACTTTGAACAGAACCCGTCTCTTACGGAACAGCAGGTCGCGCTTCTGGCCCGCATGGGTATGAAGCGTTGGCTGAGCGTAGGTGACGGCCCCATCCGCGGCGTGTATAGCCAGCCGGGCAGCTTTGACGACGACCTGTTCGTCGTTAGCTACGATAAGCTCTACCGCATAACGAAGGAGGGCACTTCCACGCTTGTCGGCACGGTTCAGACAGACTCGCTCCGCTCAAGCGTTTCCATGGTCGCCACGAGCAACTTCGGGTCCACCCCGGCTTACCTCTTCATTGCGTGCGGCGCGACTTTCTACGTTTACATAGAGGACGGGTACGCGACGGGCACTGTTTCCGGCACGCCAGTCAATAATGACACGGTTACGGTCGGGACGACCTACTACAAGTTCACAAACGGTAGCGTTGACGCAGGCGCGCCCGCTGGCACGCTCGCTAACCCGTGGCTCGTGGCCTTGGGCGCTTCCACTGCTGAGGCATGGGAGAACTTCTATGCGGCGCTCGGGGCCACCGGCACTGCGGGAACGCAGTACAGCACGGCGCTAACAGAGAACGCTTCCGTTGCGACGCTGTCATTTACCTCCATCAGCGTTTCCGTCAGGGCTGCTGACTACGGGTCAACGGGCAACCTGATAGCGACGACGGAAACCGGCGCGGGTATCGGGTGGACGGCAGCGACTCTGACGGGCGGCGGCTCCCCCAGCCTCACGCAAATAGCCACCCCTGACGACATAGGCGTGATCAGACTAGGGTATATCGCTTCTTACGTCGTCGTCGTTCCTGCTCAGGGGCAAGGCGTTAACGGGCGGTTCTACTGGATTCGGCCCGGCGAAACGACGATTGACCCGCTTGACTTTGCAACGGCTGAACGCGCCCCCGACCCAATTCACGACGTTATAGTATTCGGCGATCAGTTCTGGCTACCCGGCACCTCTACGACAGAGGTGTGGTACTTCACAGGTGATCCAGACGCCCCCGTACTGCGGATGCAAGGTGTCGTGTTTGACAGGGGCACTTGGGAGGGCACGGCCATCCAGGTGAAGGACAGCATGATCATTGTCGATAACCTTGGCTCTGTCTACCAGATTTCCGGTAGTGCCAAGAAGATTTCACGCCCCGATATTGAGGAGCGTATTCGTCAGAGCATCGCGGCGCAGGCCGCTTCACCTTTGTTCTAGCAGGAGGCCACAGATGGCGCTTTTACATGCTGACTTTCCTAGCGGCCAAACTGGTCTCTACGGAACAACGGTTGCTTACATGCTCAACGGTATGTACGCAACGACTGATGGCATCGCCATAACAGACGACCCAGACGCTACGATCACGGGAAATGTCGTAGTCAACGCGCAGGACACGACGCTCAGGAAAATTCTAGCAACCCCGACTACGACGCTCGGGTGCGCGCAACGCTATTGGCGTTCGGCGTATACCAGCGTTCGGTACAACCGCATCTTTGAAGCGCGCGGCGTTGACAATGTGGCGCAGATTAGCATCGTCGTTGACGTTAACGGCTTCATATCCGCTTACCTCGGCCCCGCGCCCAATAACGGCGGCACGACGGGTCGCATCGATATCACCGACGGGCCCGTCGTTGGCGCTAATGCGTGGCATCAGATTGAATGCAAGGTCGTTCTGAGCAACACCGTCGGTTCTGTGGAAGTTCGCGTTGAAGGGGTTACGGTGCTGGACATCTCTGGTATTGACACCGTCTACCACGCCTCTGACGCCAACGCCTACTCCTGGGCTATTTACCAGGAGAACGGCGCATCTGACACCTTCTACACGAAGGACATTGCGCTGTGGGACGGTTCGGGCACTTATAACAACGATTTCTTGGGCGTGGTCGGTGTCTACGAAGTTGTACCGACAAGCGATGCCTCGTTCAACTGGACCCCCTCCACTGGCCTGACCGGCTACAACTTGATTGACGAGGCTCCGCCAAACGACGAGACTGACTACATCTACGCTGTGACGCCCGCGCCCGCTGCTTCAAAGTTCGGGCTCTCGGATCTTCCAACGAACGTCACTTCCGTCAAGGGGCTCTACGCGGTCAACCGCAGCCGTAAGACCGATTCCGGTGACGGTCAGCTCCAGGTCGGTATGGTCAGCGGCGTTTCCACCGTTCTGGGCAACGACCGCACCATCACGACGTCCTACACTTACTGGACAGACGTGTTTGAAGAGGACCCCGCAACGTCGGCCCCGTGGACCCGGACCGGGGTGAATGCGGCACAGCTCCAGGTCAATCGGACGGTCTAGCTATATGGCGCTGACACCAGAGGTGCGAAGCACGCAAGCGGGCGTAATGTCTGTTGCCACGTTTTCGGCCCCGGAACTGCGAGCAACGCAGGCGGGGGTGATGTCTGTCGTGACGCTGGCTTCACCTGAGGTGCGGCTGACGCAGGGCCTAGTCTTTGGAGTGCTGACCTTGGCAACTGAAGAAATTAGGTTGACGCAGGGGCGGTTGACTGCCCCCATCGTGTCTTCTAACGACATACGGGTGTCGCAAACCAAAGTCATGGCGGTAATTCGTGGCCGCATAGCCAATCCACGCCTTCGGGCGTGGACCTTTTCGCTTGACGGCCACGACTTCTACGTTCTGCGCCTTGGTGACGAATCAACCCTAGTGTACGATGTTTATTCAGAACAGTGGATGGACTGGTCCACGGCCGACGAGGAGTTCTGGCGCGTCAATACCGGCATGAACTGGTCCGGGGCCGTCGGCCTGACGGAGGACTACGGCAGCAACGTCGTGGTCGGCGACGACACCTACGGCCTGCTCTGGTTCCTGGACCCGGAGCAGCCTTACGACGAAGACCCGGACAGCAGCGCGCCAGAGCAAGAGAATTACTTTGAGCGCGTCGTGATGGGGCAGTTCGCCGTTCGTGGCCGCGAAGCGGTGCCGTGCTACGCCGCCTTCCTTACGACAGACATGGGCGACCCCGCCTATACCGGCGCGGGGGTTACGCTCTACACTTCCGACGACTCTGGCGAGACGTTCCTGGACCACGGGCTCGTTACCGTCACGGCAGGGCAGGAGTCGCCGCAGTTGCTCTGGACATCACTCGGCCAGATAACGGCCCCCGGCCGCCTGTTCAAGATTGTTGACGACGGGGCGGTCGCCCGCATAGACGGCTTGGAGATGAACGATGCCGGGTGACCTTCAACCTCTTGCCCAAGACTTTAGGATTGTCAATTCAGACGGCACGCCGACGCTCTACTTCATAAAGTGGGCGCAGCAGCGGCAGATTGACATCACCGCTGGCATCACCGCCGCAGACGCGCAGCAGTTGATTGACGATTGGGCGCTGCTGCGCGATATCATTGCCGGCTCGGGACTGACGGGCGGCGGCAACCTCGGATCCGACGTCACTCTTAACGTCGGCGCGGGAACCGGGATTAGTGTGACGTCCAACGCGGTGGCCTTGGCCGATACCGCGGTGACACCGGGCGTGTACGGTAGCGCGACGCAGGTTTCGCAAATCACCGTCGATCAGCAAGGTCGATTGACCACAGCGGCGAATGTCGCGATCACCCCGGCCGCGATCGGGGGCGTCCCTACTTCCAGGCAAGTGATCGCGGGCGCCGGCCTGACTGGCGGCGGGGATCTTTCTGCGGATCGGACATTTGACGTTGGTGCGGGCACCGGCATAACTGTCAATGCCAATGACGTGGCACTCGATACCACCAATTCCCGAAACGTCGATCACGCCGCTGTCACTCTGACCGCTGGCGCTGGCTTGACAGGCGGCGGTACGATTGCGGCCAGTCGCACATTTGACGTTGGTGCGGGAACCGGCATCACAGTCAATGCCAATGACGTGGCCCTCGATACCGCCAATTCCCGAAACGTCGATCACACAGCGGTTGTTTTGACCGCCGGAGCCGGCCTAACCGGCGGCGGAGATATTTCCGCCAGCCGCACCTTTGATATCGGCGCGGGTACCGGGATTACCGTTAATGCTAACGACGTGGCTATTACTGCTACAGGCGTCGGTGCTGGTAGTTATGGCTCTACAACTCAGGTGGGTACCTTCACCGTCAACGCTCAAGGGCAACTGACGGCGGCGGCCAATGCTCTGATCTCGGCCGCTGGTATTGGCGCACTTGTCGCCTCGAACAACCTTTCCGACCTTGCAAATGCGGCGACGGCACGGACGAACCTTGGCCTCGTGGCTGGCGGCGCTGGCGATATATGGGTTGAAAAAGCCGGCGATACGATGACCGGCACTCTCCTGACTACTAATGTGCGTCCGTCCGCCAATGACGGTGGAGCATTAGGTACCGGGACTCTAGCCTATTCCGACCTGTTCCTTGCCAGCGGCGGTGTGATAAACTTCAATAACGGTGACTATACGCTGACCCACAGCGCCGGGGCTTTATCTTTTTCCGGTAATGTCGTTATAGGTCAGACAGTCACAAGGCGACTTGATATCTCCAGCACTGGTATCTCTGCTTGGAGGTACGATGATAACTCTACTGTAAACCTTCTGACCTTTTCCAATATAGACGGTACAGCCGTTAATCAAGGCACGGCGCTGCTTTTCCAGTCAGGTGATAATTCTACTCTTTATGACTCAGGAAAGATCGTAGTAGCGACGGAAGGCGCGTGGACATCCACAGCTTCTACTCGCGACAGTTACATGTCCTTCCACACGTCTTTAGACGGAACTAGTACTGAGAAACTGCGAATCACGTCTGGCGGAAGTGTTCGCCCCGGAACAAACGATGGTGGGTCACTTGGTATAGCCGGAACAGCTTGGAGCGATTTGTTCCTCGCTAGCGGTGGGGTCATCAATTTCAACAACGGCAACTACACACTGACCCACGCCGCAGGGTTGCTGACAGCAAGCGGGAAGTTTGGTGTTGGCGCGAGTCCCGTCACTACGTTCTCTGTGACTGATCCGGCGGCAGGCGATGCACGATTTGAAATCACCACTGGCGCGTCAGTAGTTTTCCAGAGTTTTGACCGGGTTGCCAGCGCATATAAATCCCTCTCACTTGATGCCTCAACCATAAACTTTAGGCCCGCTGGTGCTACGGTTTTGAATGTGAGTACGGGCGCAGTCACCGTTACAGGAAATGTTAATCCGAACGCAAATGACGGTGGTTCGCTCGGGATCAGTGGCACTGCATGGAGCGATTTGTTCCTTGCCAGCGGTGGCGTCATTAATTTCAACGCAGGGAATGTAACACTCACGCATTCAGCCGACCTCCTGACAAGCAACAAGCAAGTCAATGTTCCTGTGTTGGGTCGCGGAGCCCCTGTCACAAAGACAGCAGACTTCACTGTTGCGGCGACTGAAAGCTGGTTGATCAACAATAAGTCGGGCTCTACCTGCGTTGTTACACTTCCTGCCGCTGCCTCCTTCACGGGGCGGGAAATCATGATCAAGAATATTCAAGCGCAATTGGTCAACAGCGCATCGAGTAATGTCGTCCCTCTAGCGGGCGGCGCTGCGGGGACCGCGATACTCTCGGCCACTGCTGGCGCGTGGGCAACACTCGTCAGTGACGGCACCAACTGGATCATCATGCAGAGCTAGTTGACGCGTAACTTAAAGGAGGGGCAACGGCATGCACGAATTCTTTCGCACATATAGCCCGGAGCTAGTGGACCTCTTCGTCAACCACCCGGCTATTCGACCCAACCTGGAGCCGTTTGACGGTTCCCGCATCAGCAGCTTCGACCTCGTTAGTGATCCCCGCAACGTCTTCGTGGTCGGAGAACACGGCTGCGCAATGTTTGAATGGCTCCAACCCTGCGTTTACGAGGGCCACATCGGGATATTACCGGATCAACGGGGGAGTTGGGGTCTTAGGCTCGGTACAGCAGCGCTAAACCTGCTGTTCGGGACCTTAGAGGCTAAAATGGTGGTCGCGCGGATCCCTGTAAAGTTGCCAGCCGCGCGCATGTTTGTTAGAAGGCTCGGGTTCAGGTCTAACGGGGTGGACTCGGGCGGTGATCACGAACTGTTCGAGTATGGAGGCGAATAATGGGCGGACTCTTTGGCGGTAGCAAGAGCAAGAGCGGCAATCAGGCGTACAACTCACTTAATACGGCACTGACGCCCACGATCAATGCGGGCGGCGGGGCGGTCGGCGTCATCGCCAGTCTTTTGGGCGTCCCAATGGCGGCCCCCGCTGCGGCAGCAGCCGGCGGAGGCGGCGCAGTAGGAGGGTTCAAAGGATTCTTTGACCGCATTAGACAATCCAAGCAAGGCGGCGGCGGGGGCGGCGTTGAAGTGAACCCCGCTGCGACGGCGGGCACGGGCGCTAACGCGGCGAACGATGCGTTCCAGAATTACCTCAACAGCACTGGCTATCAGTTCAGGCTTGGACAGGGCATGGACGCCATAACCGGCAACGCCGCCACCAAGGGATTGCTGAACTCCGGCGCAACATTGAAGGGCTTGAACACCTACGGTCAGAACATGGCAAGCCAGGAGTTCGGCAATTACCTCAACCAAGTCGGACAGTTGGCGCAGGGCGGCCTCGGAGCCGCGAGCGTACTTGCGCAGGCGGGTCAAACAGGCAGCAGTAAAGAAAAGCCGAACATTATCGGCACGCTGTTCTCCGACAGGCGCCTCAAGGAGGCCATTCGCAAGGTCGGGGAGTTCGCAGACGGCCTCGGATTGTACGAGTTCCGGTATGCGTTCAGCAAGCTGGTTCACAGGGGTGTCATGGCGGACGAGGTCGCCGCGCTGCGCCCGTGGGCGCTTGGCCCCGTCAAGGACGGCTTCCTCACCGTCGACTACGCGGCGCTCTAAGGGAGGGCGAAAAATGGCTGTCTTTGACAACGTCGTCAACACTATCGCGGGCATCAACCAACGCCGCCGAGCGGCGCAGGTCAACGATGCGGCCGCGAACTTCTTGACCAACCCGCAGGAGGCCATCGCCAACGTCAGCAATATTGACAGTGGCGCTGGCATTGCCCTGCAAGACAAATACACTGCGCAGCAGAGCGCTCAGCGTGAGTTGCAGGACAGTCAGCGGAAGCAGGCCCTCCTCGCCGTTCGCAACATGGGCGGAATGTTGAAGGCCGTGCAGAACAAGGGCGGCGACCTTGGTGTGGCGTTCGACCAGTTGACGCCCGTGTTCAAGAAGGGCTTCGGAATGGGTGACGACGAGCTCGCCGCCACAAAGGCTTCAATCATGGCGAACCCCACGCTTATTGACGCCTTCATGCAGGACGCCGATAATGAACTCAAGGTCGGCACTCCCGGCAGTTGGGTATTTGATGAAGGGGGCAACATAAAGTTCAGAATTCCGGCTGCGCCGCAGTTCATGAAGACCATTGGGCCTGACGGTAACGAGACAATAGTCCAACTGCCGAACGGTAGCCAGCCCGGCCCGGCTGCGCCTGCCGCGCCCGCTGGCGGCGGAAACCTTGACTCCATCTGGCGTTCACTCATACAGCAGGAGAGCGGCGGCCAGCCGGGCATTCAGGGTCAGCCGACGAAGTACGGAACCGCGCAGGGTCTAACGCAGATGCTCCCCGCTACGGCGCAGGCGATGGCGGCCAAGACTGGCCTGCCGTGGCAACCGCAGATGATGAGCGATACCACGCCAGCGGGCGCGCAGTATCAGGAGAAGCTCGGCCGCGCCTACTTTGACGAAGGGCTCAAGAAGTACAACGGTGACGTGCGCAAGGCGCTGATGTACTACCACGGCGGCCCTGACGAGAAGCTCTGGGGGCCGAAGACGCAAGCGTACGCGGACTCGGTTCTGGCCCGCGCCGGGCAGGGCGGTGGAACGGGCAGCGCCGGGGTTGTTTACAGCGGCGGCACGAAGCCGAGTAATCGCCCGACGTACCGTGCCGCCACCCGCGAGGAAATCGCAGCCGCCGGATACCCCGAGGGCACTGCCGCGCAGATTGACAGCGATGGTAAGTTTGTGAACATTAAGACGCCTACTGCGGCGAAGCCGGGTCAGTTGACGCCGGAGCAGAAGGCGGAGGCGAAAGCGAAGTTCACCGACAACCTGATGACGCTTGCCAACGCCTATTCGCAACTGAACCAGAGCGGGGGTATTGTTGATCCCGGCGCTGGCACGGCACGTAACACGATGGCGAAGGTCGGGCAGTTCATTGGCGGCGCAACAGGCGGCGTTCTGGACGCCGACAACCAGTCGTTACGCGCCCAGATTGAAAGCGTGCGCCCGCTACTTATCAACAACATTCGCCAGATCACTGGCATGTCCGCCAAGACGATGGACAGCAACGCGGAACTCAAGTTCTACTTGCAAGCCGCCTCTGACCCGACGAAGGACATCATAACGAACCTCGCGGCTATCCAGACGCTGGACGAGCAGTACGGCACCGGCACTGCGCTCAAAGGTTCACTACCACCCGACCTCTACGCTCGTGTCGTTAATCGCGCGGCGGTGATGCAGAAGGGGCGTAAGGGCAGCGGACAGGCGAACCAGTCGCCGGGCGCACCGGCCGTCGGCACGCGGGCGCGTAACCCGAAGACCGGCGCGGTCGTAATCTGGAACGGTCAGGGCTGGGCTCCGGCGCGTTAAGGGGGATCACATGGCACGACAGAACTACGCTCCGCCATCCGGCTTCGTAATTGAAGAAGCCGCTCCGGAGCCGGTGAAGACGGACCCGTACAGCGGCGGCATGGACGACCCCGGCCCCACAGGCGGAAACCCCATTCGCGTTGAGATAAACGGCGCAACGATGCTGCCGCCCGGCTTTGAGCTCGAAGGTGACAGCGACATTGCCGTCAACAAACCCGCCATAGAGACTAGTGCCGGGGGCGCGGCGTGGCGCGGCTTTGGCGACGTCATGCTCGGCAACTTTCAGGACGAGGTCGCGGCCCTCAGCGGCGCGGCGGGCAACAAGATTGGCACCGCACTCGGCCTCAATGAGTCTACGGACCCCTTCTGGTCAATCTATGACCAGATATGGCAGCAAGAGCAAGCGGCCCGCGAGGCGGATTCCGAGCAGCACCCGCTCGCCATGTACGGCGGCATGGGCGCTGGCATCGGCGCGCAGCTTGGCGGCGGCGTGGCCGCTGCGCTGAGGGGCACCGGCCCCGTCAGTAACTTCCTACGCTGGGCTGCACCGGAAGGGGCTGGTATCGGTACACGGATCGGCCGGGGCGCGGTCTACGGCGCAGGCATGGGCGCTCTCAACGCTACCGGCGCAGGAAGCCCCGACGACCGCTTTGAAGGCACGCTGTTCGGCTCCACGTTGGGCGCGGCGCTCGGCGGTGCCGGGCCTATCATTGCTCCGCCCATCGCAGCGGCGGCGGGTTGGCTAGGTGAGCGGCTTGGCCTCAGCAGCGGTATCAATGCCCTTGCCCGCCGCGCCCGCGTCAACGTTGACGACGCAGAAGCTGAGGCGGCCCGTCTGCGCGGCTTGGATGCCGACCCCGCGCTCATAGACGTACTGGACCCGCAAGCGGTGGACACAGTCGCCGCAGCCGCACGGCGGCCCGGCAGCATGGCCGGTGAAGTGGCGCAGCAGACAAGCGAAGCGCGCATCGCGCAAGCGCCGCAGCGCATCAATCAGCAGGCTGAGCGCGTTATCAGCAACGATCCGCGCAATCCGGTGCAGATCAACCGCGAACTTACGGAACAGCGGCGCGTTCAGGGCGATCGTGAATATACCGCTGCCCGCGGTGACGCGGTACCGGCAGAGGAACTCAAGCCGGTTCTCGCAACGCGGGAGGGGCAGAATGCCATCCGCGCCGCTATGATGCTCGAGCCGCCCGGCGAAGGCAGGGACGCCCTTGCTGCTCTGCTGCGCTGGACGAGAAGCCCGGACACGCCGCCCATTCCGCCTGAGCTACAGGGCCTGAGCCCCGCCGCGCAACAGAGCGCGATGCGCCAGCTTGGCATCACGGCCGCCGAGCCGCCCGCCTTCACGGCTGGCATGGCGGATAAGGTCAGCGAGCGGCTGAACGGCGCGGCCGAAGCAGCGGCCCGGCAAGGCGACAACCGCCGCGCGCAGATTCTACGCGGCTTTGGCCGCCAGATACGCGACGCCGCCCGCGCCAGCAGTGAGCGGTACGGCCAAGCTACTGCGAACTTTGAGCGCAACAGCGCCCGCATCAACGCGGCGGAGCTCGGTGAGGACTTCCTAAAGGGCGACACCGACAACTTCGTTATAGACGCTACGCGGCTGAGTAACGAGCGGCCGGAGATCCGTACCCCCGGTGCAATTCGCCCGAGCGACGCCGAGGTAGTGGTGATGGGCAGCACACCTGCCCGTAGCGTGCCGGGCGCTTCCGTAGAGGAAGGCGCTATGACGCACCGCGTTCGCATCGTTGGCGACAACCCTGACGACGCCATCGCAGGCAGCGTCACCATTTCGCCCGACGGTCGCACCGCCAAGATTGAGTCTGTGTATCTGGAGCGTGGCAACTCAATCAGCGCCAGCGCCAATCAGCTCGGCCGCAACCAGATCCGCGACATGGCGATTGCGTTGAAGAACAAGTTCCCGGAGCTGGAGACCATAAGCGGCGAACGCATCAGCGGCAGCCGAGGCCCGTTCAATGCTGCTGCCGCCATGAAGGACACCGACGAGCTCACCACGCAGACGGTTAACATTGACAGGCTGGCGCGTGGCCCGGATCAGGTTACTACCCAGCCCAGCGAGCGGGAACTCGCCCGTGCCACGGCGCGGCGGCAGGTGCAGGCGGCGGCCAGCAACCCGCAAGCGGCGGTAAACGTCGCTGAGAAACTGAGTGGCGACACGGAACAGGCGGCAAGGAGTGTCGCGCTGCTAGGTCCCGACGACGCTACGAACCTCGGGCAGCGCATGGAAGCCGAGGCCACTCGCGTCCGCACCGGACAGCGCGTAGCGCCGGGCCGGGCCGGTACGGCGGACGACCATGCCGGGGACGCCCTGATCAGCGCCATCGGCGTTGTGAGCAGCAGCCCCGTCGTGCAGGGCCGGGCGCTGGTCGGCTTTATGCAGCGGCTCGGTATTTCGGCTCGTACAGCGGAGGACATGGTGCGCAGCGCCACGGATCCGGCGATGCTGGACCGCGCGCTGGGTGAGCTCCGCGCCCGTGGCGTGCGGGAGGAGCGTATCCGGGCCTTTGCCAACGGCTTCAAGAACCTTACCGCACGCGGCTTCGGCGGCCTTGCCGGGCGCAGCACCAACTCCCAGGAGGAACCGCAATGAGTATCACACTAGGCCAGCGCAGCCTTGCGCGGCTGGAAGGCGTCCACCCGGACCTCGTTCGGGTCGTGAAGCGCGCCGCCGCCATGTCAAACATAGACTTCACAGTGCTGGAGGGGCTGCGCACGCTGGAGCGGCAGAAGCAACTGTTCGCAAAGCGCGCGACCAAGACCATGAAAAGCCGCCACCTGAACGGCCACGCGGTTGACCTTGCACCGCTGATAGCTGGCGAGGTGCGGTGGGACTGGCCTTTATACTACCAGCTTGCGGAGATCGTAAAAGCCGCTGCCGCTGCGGAAGGCGTACCGATTGAATGGGGTGGCGACTGGCGTACCTTCAAGGATGGGCCGCACTGGCAACTGCCCTGGAAGGATTATCCCTGATGTTCGCCCGCCTCGCCCCGATGCTAAGGGGGTTAAGCGGCGAGGTTGAACTTGGTCGGGTGCTGTGGGGAGTCGCGGTACTCGCCCACGTCACCTACCAAGGGATCGCAATATTCGTGCTGCGGCAGGCGTTCAGCCCGGTGGAGTTCGGCACCGGCGTCGCAGCAGTCTTAGCGGCTGGCGGCCTTGGCGTCGCCGCTAAGGACACGGGTGTAGCCAGGGCAAAAGCGAAGGGGGCGCAGAGTGAAATTGAGTGACTTCATAATTCCACCGTGGGTGAAGCTGGTTCCGGTGGCGCTGGCGGCGCTGTTCTTCGGGCTGTGGCTGCACCGGGGTGATGTCATTGAGCGCATGAAGGCCGAGGCTGTTGCGCAAATGGCCGCCGTTAAGCAGGCCACGGCTGAGGCGTACACGGCAGCGGCTAAGCGCCGCCTACAGCGCGAGTACAAGGAAAGGAAAATCAATGAACAGAGTGACGCTGAGCATATTGCTCATCTTGCTGGCCTTAATGCCCGCTACGAGCGGCTGCTCTCACAAAGAAGTCCCGGTAGCCGCCTCCCCGCCGCCGTGCCCAGCCCCGCCGAAGCCGCCCGCGAATCTGCTAAAGCGCCCTGCGGTGAAGGACTTTGGTGCGTACCTTTCCCAATCGCCGCCGCCATAATGCGCGAAGCCGACGCCGTTGCGTTGCAGCTTGATGACCTGATTACTTGGCACGAACGTCAAGAGGGACTGACCGTAGAGCTGGAGGAACCAGATGTCAGATGACTTCCCGCCGCTGGACATCATGGTGCCAAAGCCCGACAAGACTATTGCCGAGCAGGCCCAGATCCTCGCCATGCAGCAGATAAGCGATACGCTTCGTCGGCTGTCAAACACTATTGAATCGCAGGGGGCGCGTATTCAAGAGATGCGGGATGAAATCACTTGGTTCAAAGCACGTGAGGAGCAAATGGCAGATCTACGTGAAACGGTCGCTGGTATAGAGCAGCGTATAACGTCCGTAGAAATACGCGCCGCCCAGCAGGACGGCGCGTTCAAGTTGGCGAACTTCCTAAAGGAGTACATGCCGTGGATCGTGGCGCTTGCCGCCTTCGTCTATAGCATGTTCGGGCCGTACAAGTAGCTACTGGTCGGGGTCCAGAATAACTCTGGGCTTCGCCCGTCGCCGGAGTATCTCAGCAGCGGGCGGCAAGGTGCCAGAGTACAGCATCTCTGCTTCTTCAGCGTTCAATATTATCATAGGGTCTTTCAGTTCCGGCATAACGGCGGCCGGACACGGAGTGTTGTCCTCTATTAGCTTCCGCGTTTCGTGGACAGCCTTTTCCCACGCCGCGTCAAGGACCAGCAGGATGATCCTCACCTCGCGGTAGGTGAGCTCGTTGGCCTCGGCAAAGCGCAGCAGGGCGAACATCATGAAGCTGCCCGGCCCCCGCCAATCGTTGACGGCGTCCACGTGCGTTTCCCGCGCCTTCTCCATGTAGTGCAGCGCCTTGTTCAAGTCCTCCAAGCCGTTCTTCTTGCGCCAGCGGCTCAGATACTTCGTGGCGTTGCCGCGCAGATAATGGTTCCCCAGCACCTCGCGGGTGAAGTCCCAATGCTGATATTGACCAGCGTAATGATCTCCGCCCACTTGGCGATCGTTTGCTTCACTTGCCATTGAATCTTCCCCATGCGTTGTCAAGGTAGGTAATGAGCTCGTCTTCAGTGTCGTTGAACGGGGCGAACTCCTCCACGTAGGAACGGAAGTTCATGAAGACCTGCCCGATGCGCCGGTTGCCCAGCGCCGCTTCACTAAGGCAGAAATAGGCCCCATCCAGCGCGTCGGCCAGCTTTAGGACCCGCTTTTCCTCAGGGTCCATATTGTCTTCAAAGTGCAGTTGCACCTCGTTGAGCAACGTGGCCTCGTGGCGGCCGAACAGGTCCCGTATCCCCATTTCGCGCTTGGCGGGGGCGGGCATGTCCCCCACCTCATGCTCGGCTATGTCGTGCGCTAGGGCGGCCATGACCAGCCGGAAGCGCGCCGCCGTTGCCCAGCCGGGCGTCAGCAGCCAGACCAGCCACGCCACGTTATAGCTGTGGTGGCCGACGGTGTTCTGTTGCAGCGTGACGACCGTGTGGTACCGGCGGGTTTCCCCGCCGTTACGTACGAATTCAAGCTGCGCCTTCAATAGCTGTGAATTCAGCATCATTGCACCTTCGGTTGCAGTTGCTCCATCACCCATGTGGTCGGGTGATCAACGGCAATGCGGCTGCTGCTGCGCATCAGCAATACCGCGCCGTCGTTAACGTCGGGCGGGGTCAGCACGCCCTCCACGTCCTCGGGGGCAACCCACACCTCGCCCCCTCCGAACACGCGGAACCAGACATAGTGCTTCATGCCGCCTCCTGCTTCCGCAGATGGCTGAGCTCTCGGCGCTCAAGCCATTCAATGCACGCCTGCCGCCAGTCGGGCGCGCTGATCGTGTACGCCGCCGCCAGCGCGGCCTTGTAGTCCTTCTCCTTGTGCGCCGCCCACGCCAGCCGCATGGGGACGGCCACCTCCCTGAACATGGGCTCGGTGAAGTCCTTAACCATACCGGGCTCCCAGCGCATGAAGTGCTGCAAGTCAACGTCAAATAGCTCACGACTCATCATAAGGGGCATCGGGCGCAGATAACGCGTGCGGTAGTGGTCGCTGGCCTTGGCATCCACCGCCATTTCAAGCGCGCGGTACTTCTCGCCAACGACCTCCGTGTAATAGTGATAATTATTGCTGAACTGGTGATACTGCCCCATCGGAATGCCCGCCGCGATACTCACATACTCCAACAGCACGGAGAAGTGAACGGCGTTCGCGCCATAGGCGCCCCACAGAATGTCGTTGCTGCGACAAAGCACCGTGAGGTCCAGCTTGCCGCCGTTCACGCGGAAGTAGGCGTGAGTATTGCACGGGACGTCGGCACTGCCGCTGATGGCGGCGGCAAGGTCACCGCCCTTATGGTGGGAGTGTTCGCGGCCGCCGCCGCCGCCGTCCAGCTCTTCGTACTGACCACCGTCCCACATGGCGAGGACCGCCCGCCGCGTGGTCGGGTTGCTCTTGAGCTCATCAATTATGACGTTGAGCTGGTCATAGCCGAAATACTCGCGCCACCTGTAGCCGTATGCGCCCGGCTGCGTCTGACCGCCGTCATCGCTGTACGTGGCAAAGCGTTTGTTGAACTGGACCAGCCACGGCAGGTCGTTGCGCCCGGCCAGCATCCACAGCGCCTCAAATAGATGGAAGAACGGGTTGGCGTCCCGCATGGGGCTGAACAGCACGCGCTCGGCGGGGTTCGCGTATGTGGTGACGACGGGGTACGGGCTGACGCGCACCGGCCCGTTGCGGCTCGGCTCCTCAACGCCCATTGGCCCGGCAAGCCAGCTAATCCCTTGGCCCAAAGCCTCGTTGACGTTGCGGACGGTAACGCAGTAGATCGCCATGTCTATTTCTCCTTCTTGCGGGGGACATACCGTTGCTTCGGGCGGCCCTCCCCTAAGCGGGCGCGCTCGTATTTGTCGAACTCACACAAGCAGTTTTGCAGATCCTGCATGTGCAACTTAGCTCCGATATACATCGGGAGCAACGGGGCAAGTTCCCGCCACAGGAGCTCAAGGTCGGCCTTCCACCGACTAGGGCTCTGTGCGGCACCGGGTTCCCGGCCAAAGACGCGGTTGAGCCCTCTACGGCTCCCCGGCCCCGGAGCGGCGAAGCTATACCAGTCCGGAGCATGCTTCGTCGGTATTTCCAGCTTCGCACTGTACCACGGCGGCGCATACTTCAAGTCGGCTACGATCTGCGCCGCAAGGAAGCTGCCGAGACCGTTCTGCTGGCTCAGCACGTAGTGAATATCCTCAAGCCAAGCGTCCTTGATGGACTCCGTTATCGTATCCCGCATATCCCATAGCGGTTTGAGGATATTGTCAATCACGTAGTCAACCTTGTCCATGGAAAGGCCGTTCGTGCTGACTATGTATGCGGCGTTGAATATGGAACCTTCCTGGCGTAGATCGTACAGCGCACCACGCATGTCCTCTGGCTTGAACGGCAGCACGGCCCGGTGGATGGCTTCCAGCGTAGTAGGCTTGTTGAACAGCCGCGCCACTGCGAGGGCGAACCATAGGTAAGGGTCGGTGGCCCAGCGGGCGCGGTAGTTCTTCGATATCCACTTGGTGACGCGGTCGTCCTCACGCCGCACATTGCAGAAGCGGTAGGCGCTGATAATGGGGTCCGGCTTGAAAAGCCGCTTGGACTTCTCACCGATCTTGTAGAGCCGGTGGTCCTCCCGCTTGATCATGAACTTGGCAAGGTCCTTGGCGCGGGTCTTCGGCTTCTTGGACTTACCGCGCGTCATAGTGGAGCTCCATAGCCGTGTTCAGCACTAGCTGCGCCAGCTTGTCGGGCTTCTTCTTGTGGGGGAGGGAGAGTACCGGATGCTTCCAGCCGAGGTCTCCAGGTAGCACGCCCTTGCGCAGCTTCTCCTCAAGGCGAACGCAACTGTTGAACGTCGGGCGCATTGTGCGCTCAGGGTCAAAGGGATTGCCGTTGCCAGCGGCGGCGCGGCGACTCAGCACGCGCTCCACGCAGACTTCAAAGGGTGTGTCCATGAAGGCATAGATCCACCGGCCTTTGCCCTTCTCCACGTGCTTCTCGCTGAGCTCCCCCATAGCGCCGTAGGTCTTGCCGGTGATAAGCCCTTCGTAGAATATGATGCGGCCCGGCTTGCAGGATTCCTTGAGCAGCGCCAGCCGGTCTTCCTTGTCGCTGATCGTGTCCATGCCGCCGCAGGTGTTCTCGTAGCTGCCGAGTATGTGGACCTCCACCCCGTCTTGCATCTTGGCGACGTACTTCTGCGGCTTGCGCGCCTTACCGGCCGAGAAGGGTAGGCTGCTCAGCAGAGCGCGGGCCACGCTCGTCTTGCCGCTGCCGTTGCAACCGCCCAGCTTAATGACTGTGAACATGTGAGTCCCCCGTAGAGACTTCTATGGCCGGGTCGCGAAATACGCCCGGCCATAGAGTTCAGTTGCTGCAAGATCAGCCGAGCTGAATGCGGCCCTCTTCGGCCCAGCGGCTCAGGTACTTGGCCTTGCCGCCCGCGTCCTTGTAGTCCTGAACGGTCTTCGCGCCCTTCAGAGCATCGAAGCTGGCGGCGCGGTTGGAGCCCTCGCGGTACGGGTTGTCCTTCTCAAGAATCTTGAGCTTGCGGACGTCCGGCCCGGCTTCGGCCCGTGCCTCGCGCGCCTTCTTGAGCGCCTCGGCGTTGCCCTTCTTGGGCGCGGCCTCCTTGGCGGCCTTCGCAGGCTTCTCAGCCTTGGGGGCCTTCGGCTCCTTGGCGGGCTTCTCGGCCTTGGCGTCGGCCTTCTTGGACAGTTTCGATGCCATGTCTTCAATCTCCTTCTTCTTAAACGGCTCCAGATCGTGGAGCATCCTGACGGCCTCAGGACTGGCACCAAGCCTAAGCGCCGCCGCCCGCATGTGCTGGAGGTGGCTAGGCGTGATATCATTCATAACGCCTTCGCTCTCGGGCGTTACGATATTGAACTGCTTGTCGGGGCCGATCTGCGCGTCAAAGACCATGTAGTCTTCCACGCACTCACGGGCAAAGGAGTAGACGAGGCAAAGGTAGCCGCCGTTGAAGCGCTCACATGCGATGAGCGGCTTGGCGATGTACGCCGCAGTATTGGCGATGCGAAAGGGCAGCTTGGGACCGCCCTTGGCTGTTGACTTCCTTGCCACGAATTCCTCCTGTCCGCACTTCAAATAAGTCCAGAATTGAAACGATGCAAGAACTATTCCCAGACCCGCGTAACCGTGTAGATGCGTACTGGCGTAGAAATTCTAGCGGGCTTCCACACTTGCCACCACTTGCGCGCCGGGTTGGGGACGGTGGAGTATCTGTCCACAAGCACGAACTGCTCCCCTTCCTTCAAACCAATCGGCGTGTCCTTGGTTACAACATTCGCGTAGTGCCCGCGCTTGTCCTTTCCTCTAACGCCTTTTACCATCACCGCCTCCGTAGCTTCAACGCTTCAAACAGCGCGTTCTGCCCGCGCTCCTTGCTGCGCTGCACGTGATAGATCGTATCATCCATGGTATCGTTCGCCATGAAGTGATAGTTGAACACACGGGCCGCCTTGTTCCCCTGCCGCCGCACGCGGCGTAGGAACTGGTCGTAGAGCTCCAGGTCCCAGAACATGGAGAACCAGCCCACATGCGCGGCGTTGCCCTTCTGCAAGTTCAGGCCGTGGCCCACGCTGGCGGGCTGGCCGAGTAGCAGCGGCAGTTCCCCCGCGTTCCACGCCGCTTCAATCTTTTTGTCGGCCGCCAGCCCGCCCTTGCCGCCGATAACCGGCACGTCCTTGAAGCGGCGCTGCAACGCCTCCAAGTCATGGTTGAACTCATAGGCCAGGAACAGCGGCTGGCCCTGTAGCTCGTCAAGCAACTCCTCCACGGCGTCCAATTTGGCCTCGTGTAGCTGCATAACGCTGCGGCGGCTACCCTTCACGAGCGCCGCCACATCGTCATCCACGTAGAGCGCCCCGTTTGCGATCTGGCGGAGTTTGGTACTTACCGCTGCCGCGTTGGCCGCCGTTATGGTACGCTCTTCCAGTTGGGCGAGAGCGTCTTCCTCTAGCTGATCGTAGAGTTTCCGTACCGGGCCGGGTAGGTCCACGCGTATTTTAAGTGGTACGATCTCTGGAAGTTCGAGGTAGTCTTCGGCGGACATGCGGAGGGCCAAAGGCTTAATTCGTTCATAGATAAGTTCGGCAGCGCCGTGCTGAAGAACCCACTTCCATCCTTGCCCATCAGGGTTGACAAAATATCGCATTCTATAGTGCGTGATAAAGCGGCCAAGCGCATTGCCGAGGTCAAGGACGTACATCTGGCCAAAGAGGTCAAGAAGTCCGTTCGGCGCTGGCGTGCCGGTAAGGCCCCAGCGGCGGGAGAAGGTTTCAAGAACGGTTTTAAGGGCCTTGAACCGCACCCCCTTAGAATGCTTGAACTTGGTGAGCTCATCAATGACAAGAGTGTCGATACCCAAGTCTCGCCAACGGCGGCTTGAGAAGCTTCTACCCTTACCTCCGAATATCAACCACTCTAGCCCCTCGGGGTTGATGACGAATATGTCTGCGTCACTTTGCAGCAACTCCTCTTTGTTCTTGCCGTGCAGCACAGCGACCTTGAGGTGCTGGAAGTCCTTCCACTCCTTCACCTCGGCGGGCCAGACCAAGTGACACACGCGCAGCGGGGCGATTACGAGCATACGGTTGGCGACCTTGCGCCGCCTCAGCCACTCAAAGGCGGCGAGCGTAACGCTTGTCTTACCCATGCCGGGGTCAAGGAAGAGTGCGGCGGCCCCGTTTTCCACGAGGTGCTTTAGCGCCTTCTTCTGGTAGCCGTGCGGCTTCCACTGCTGCGGCGATAGCCGCGAGGGCGCTTTCCTCATTGTCGCACCAGCAGACTTCATAACCTAAACCCCTCAGCATGTTGTGAATGTAGACCTGTCTGGGGCCGGGCACCTCCCCCGGCCATTTGAACTCAATGTATAGCGGCTTTCCGCCCGGAATGAAATAGCAGCGGTCGGGCCACCCCGTTTCCCCGCCCGCGTGGAACAGCTTGATGTTCGGCACCCCGTAGCGCTCAAGGGCTTTACGGGATGCCGAACGCTCAAAGGATTTCTCCTTACGCACTAGCCAGCGAGCGGGCTCAGCCGGTTCAGGGCAGCGTGCGTGCCTTCCACGCTGGCGCGCAATTGCTTAATGCGTTCCAGTAGAAAATACACGTCGCCCTCGGGCTGCGGCGCTGCCTTTGACTCAACATGGCCTTCCGGCTGCGTACCGAAGTTGCGATCGGCGATGCTGTTGATACGGCACTGCAAGCGATAAACGTCGCTGGCAATTTCTTCAATACCGTGCAGCATTTCACCGATTATCGTGGGCTGTACCCTGACGTCGGCGGCGTCACGCAGGCTCTGCGCGTAGTCCTCCCGCGCCGCATCCGCGTGAACTTTACTGATGATCGTGGCACTTTTTGCACGCGCATATTCCGTAGACATCAATTTCCTCCATTGAACAGGCTGCGGTTGATTTCAATCAGATGCACCGCCTGCGTTCGCGCATCGTCAAGAGCGTTGTGGTAGGTGCCCTCCCGCCGCTTCAACGCGGGTGCGCCGGGTAGGTTCTTCCACGTGCGGTAGCAGCGGTTATTCCAGAACGCCCACGCGGGCTTCATCTTCACTGCTTCGTACGCCGAGGCCAGGATGGCGTTGTCAAAATCACTACCGTTGCCCCAGACCTTGCAGTCCTTGAACCCGCCGTGCTTGATGACGTAGGCGTTCATGGTGCGTAGACTGTCGGTAAGTGATATCGCTACGGCAGGGTCCTCACACTCCTCCAGGACCTTGCGGGCGGCGGCCTCCTGCTTCTTCCACCACGTCATCGTGTCCGCTTGTTCGAACAGGAAGGCCTCCATCGCCGTCCTCAAGTGGACGACGTGGTAGATGCCCGCGTCCATCTCGCCCGTTTGCAGATCAAACGCGACAGCGCCGAGGCTCATGTAGATGCAGCCGGGTACGTTGCCGCGCGTTTCAAGGTCAACCATTACGTTCTTCATAGTCTTCTCCTCTAGAATTTACACGGGCCGCCGTTGTCCTTGCGGAAATGGCAGGTGCCGCAGCGCCGGTTAGGCGTGGGCGCGAACTTGCGGTCGTTGAACATGGGGCGAATCTTCTTCTCCCAGTCCTTCTTGATGGCGGCGAAGTCCTTGTCGGTGTACTCCCGAATGACTTCGTTGTCGCCGTCCACGTCCAGATACCACAGCCGCGCCGTGACCTTCTTGACGTTGGGAAACTTCATGAAGCTGCCGCCGCTGAACAGTTCAACCTGTTCCTCGTTGGTGTCGTACATGCGGCCGGTCTTGAAGTCAATAACCTCAGCGGTGCCGTCCGGGTACACCACGCTGACGTCGCACACGATGCGCAGCCAAGTGTCCTTGGCGAACCAGCCGTGCGGATCGTTGGGGCGGGGGGCGCACGGTGCCCACTCCCGCGTGAAGCCCCACTGCTGTTCCATCGTGGGGTTCAGCTTGGCGAGCTCCTTCATCTGGTCAGCGAAGTTGCTGTAGCTCTTAGGCACCGTAACCCGCCCCGCGCCGGGGGCGCTGGCCTTGCGCAAGTAGAGTTCACCTTCCTTGTGGATATCGCTGCCCCGGTTCATAGCAGCAGAGCCGGGCGTCTTGATTCTGTCCAGGTGCTTGAGCTTGAAGTACAGCGGACACATCTTGTAGTCCGCATACCGGCTGTAACTCCAGCTTGTCAACTGAGGAGCTGACATAATGAATTCCTTTCCCCATTGCTATAACGGCGACGATGCCAAGTAACGAAAACACGATTGCCAGATAGGCTATGATGAACCGCATAGTTCAAGCGTCCTCTCATATTTAGACGCACCCTCCTCAAACTTCTTTTGCTCGCCCCACGACGGCCCCCACTTACCCTCACTCAGCAGCGGCACGTCAAGCTGCTCTGATATGACCTCCATACTCTCGCGCAGCACGGCCATCTCCGCCTTGGGGTTCGGCCCGGAAGACGCGTTCATTTCGTCGTACACTTGGGCAAGAAACCGGCCCTTACGCTTCGGGTGATTGGAGTAGTTGATCATCGCTTGCTTGGTTATATCTGCGGCGGACCCTTGGCACTCATAATTCAGCAGCTTATAGTCAAAGTCCATGACGCGGCCATGCTTCTTAGAGAAGCCGGGTGGCTCCGCGTAGTACTCTCGCCCGCCCCATGTGACGATTGGCTCGCCACGCTTGGACATCGCCTTTATCTGCTCAGTAAGACCGCCACGCCCTTTGATGCTAGGTAGTGCCGCTCCATGGGCCTCAAGCAGTTCTTTCGCCTCTGATAACGAGCAGCCAATCCCTGCTGCCGTGGCCGGAGCGCCACCGCCGTAGATAATCCTAAAGTTGGCGATCTTGACGTTCTTGCGAGTGAAGGATTTGCCAGTCTTGTTTTCGATAAGATCGGCGACGTGCTGATGCACGTCCAGCCATGGATCTTCCCGATATGCCTGCATAAGCGGCCCGTCTTCGTAATGCGCAAGAATACGAAGTTCTTGACCGTTATAGTCGCGGTGCAGCCATTGCTCGCCCTCGTCCGCAAGTAAGTACCGCCGTACAAGTGGCAGGGGATCAACTTTAAGGTGCTTCGGGTGCGCGTAGCCGTCATCATTGTTGTCCCACGACTTGCTGATGTTGAGGAAGTTGGGGTCGCTTGTGCTGGGCCGCCCGGTGCGGGTGCCGCCGCGCTCGCTGCGGATCTGGTTCCAGTTGGTGGAGATGTAGCCGTCACCACGGCGCGTTGCCTGCTCCAGCCATGGCTCCATGAACATCTTAAGGCAAGTCATCAGCCGGTTGCGGTAGCCGAACGCCGCCGCCACACGGGGGTCCTGGAACATATCCGGCGTCAGGTTGACCTTGGAGACGCTGCGGTGCCCTTCCTTTGTCAGGGTCCAGTCTTCGTCTCTGACGATGCCTGCTTTCGCGAAAGCCGCCGCAACATCGCGATCGTTGTCAAGACTAAGGTCCGGCGCTTTGAGCCTCTTCCGCAGCCATTGATCAGATGCCCCCGCAAAGGTTCGATATGCGGAAACGTCGCGTCGCAGAGCGAGCATATCCACCCTAATTCCCTTGCGCTCGTTGTCAAGGAAGATTGGCATGACTTGCTGCTCTCGCTGGTATGCGCCGAGCATTCCATTGTTGACGACATAGCTCCAAGCATCCTTGAACAGCGCCAGCGTGCGATCAGTATCGCCGCAGGCATAGGGTTCCACGAGGTCTCCGGGGGCATAGCCGATATACGCGCCCGGCCGAAACGGCTTGGTGAAGAATAGCTCCAGCAGCTCCTTCTTATGCGTCTTGACCCACTCGTCAACGGCGTCCCGCTCTTCCGGGGGCCAGTTCAGCCAGCGCTCGGCCAGCGGCTTGAGTTGCAGGTTGCGGCTATGCGGGTCGCGCAGGAACATTAGGAACATGGCGTCGTGCATGTTCAAGGCGGGCAGGCGCCTGCAGCCCATGTGCGTTTCCGCCACGTCAACGTCAAACTTGGAATTGAAGCAGAGGATGTGGTTCGTGGGCTTCCAGATGGCCTGGAGGGCGCGCTTGGCGTCGGCCAGCGAGCAGTTGTTCCCCGTCGGGTGGCCCCATCTGAAATACTTTGACT